CGATGGACGTCGGGACGCTCTCCGACGCGCAGGCTGACATGGAGATGAAGCTCCAGCCTGGGTTCCTGACTACCATCGCGAGCGACGACGTGTTCTCAAGGGTGCGCGTCACCGTACTGGAGGTCATCGACTCGGAGATTCCCGGTGATTCACCGGACGTGTGCTACCTCTTCGTTGGGAACCTGTCGCAGGCGATCCGCAACCCAGCTGGCCACTCCGAGAGCGTGAAGCTCATTCTCGTCCGCGAGACGTCGCGACTCGGCTACCCGCTCGGGATCAGCGCGAACCACCTATGCCAGTGGACGTTCACCAAGCGAGGATGCTTCATCGACGCGCTCCCACTCCCTGAGCAGGGGACGCTCACTGCGGCGAGCGGCAAGACGGTTACTATCACCGGGCTGGCCGATCACTCCGCCGACCCGACTGGACGGTACTGGCACCGAGGACACGTGAGCGTGGACGGCGCGCGCATTCAGATTCGCGACTGGCTGCAGACGTCAGCGACCACCTTCATCCTGCGCGAGGAGCCTCCGGCCTCATGGGTCGGTGCGACAGTGACGGTGTTCCCAGGGTGCGATAAGCAGTACGCGACGTGTGATCAGCGATGGGACAACAAGGCTCGCTTCATGGGCAATGGCGTCGGCATCCCGACGTACCATCCATCATTCGAGAGCCCGACCTGATGGCGCTAACGGTCCAGGTCATCGACGTTCACTGGAGCCCAATTCGCATCCAGGGCATGTGGGAGCAGGAGTGTCTGGATGTTCAGCGACGTCTCGACGCTGAGCTCAAGTCATGGGTCGGTACTCCGTACGCCATCGGTCAGCAATGCAAGGGCGCCGGCGTCGACTGCGTGCGATTCGTCGGCGCGATCCTCGACTTCATGGCAGGGTCCGTCACGCCGCTCGACATGCTACCACCTGACGTGGCATTCCACGATCCTGAGAAGGCAAGAGGAGCGCTGGACAAGTTCCGTCACCTCTTCCGCCCGATGTCGATCGTCAGAGACTGGTGCGTCGAGCCAGGCGACGTGGTCGTGGTTGGCCCGCGCTCAGGCGGCCCAGGCCACGGCATCATCGTCGGCTGCCGCCCAGGCGTGACGTACGAGGCAGGCTCGTTCGCCGTCAACCAGACTGGGTTGGCTATCTCGAGCAAGTACCGCGCGTTCGGCGTGTTTCGCAAGGGAGACAGAGGCTCATGGTTGCGCCGAAGTACGGCAAGCTGAGGCTCGCCGCCCTCGTCGTCCTGGCTGCCCTGGTCTCCAGGTGGCAGGAGCACGGCGATCATACCAGCGTGCAGCGCGCTGATCCAGTCGATCTCATCCTGATCGGCGTCGTCATCGTGCTCGAGATCGCGGCCGCATACCTCCTGAAGCCTAAGAGCAAGTCGCTCACGCAGGATGACAAGCCGACGACGATCGCCACTCGCGGTGCGTACGTCCCGCTCGTCATCGGGCGTCGTCGCGTTGGTTGCATCTTCGGATGGGCTGGTGCTCGGTTCACGAGGAAGGAGAGCGTCGGTGGTGGCAAGGGTGGGCTGACGGGTGGTGCTCCGAAGCAAGCCGTGTACTATGAGGCCGGATGGCACCAGCTATGCGTCGGGCCTGGAGCCAAGCTCCATCGCGTCACGCAGAACGGCAAAGCTGTCTTCATCGGCCCGATCACGCCGAGCTCGCATCCGTCCGGGACGACCATCGACTGCGGGAATGAGGGATCGTTCAGGATCTACTGGGGCGAGCCGGATCAGCCGGTCGACACGACGCTCGCCAACGCGCTCGGCGGGATCGACTCCGGCTGGCCGTACCTCATGTACGTGTACTGGATCGAGAAGCGGCTCGGCACCGCACCAGCATGGCCGCTCATCGACTACGAAGTGGAGGTTCATCCAGTCGACTCCCAGCTGGTCGCATCGACTCCATTCATGGAGCCAACGCAGACGCCATCCGGCATCACGACGCCGACGTACACGTCCGCGCTCGAGGGTCACGGGACAGCTGCGGTGCTGAATGGAGCTGCTAGAGCTTGTCGGTTCAGGTTCCAGTCGCATGCGGCGTACCTCTTCAAGCCTGGGACGTACGCGCGCATCAGCGGGAACGCTGGGCTCGGCGGCGACGTGATGCTCCGCGTCTGGAAGGCCGTCGATGACGGATTCGACGACCCGGTGACGCTCGTCTACTTCGACCAAGCACTAGTCGGCGCCACGCCTTCCGACGGAACCATCGAGCGCTTCATCGTGAACGAGGACGACGGCGTCAACCCTGCTCACGCACTCGATCAGGTGATGTTCCAGCAGTACCCGCACGGGCGTGGTCTCGATCGAGAGCGCTACGACATGGACTCGCTCGAGGAGTGCGGGGTGACGTTCGCCACCGAGGGAGTGCCGTGCAGCATGCAGGCGTCCGAGGGGCAGAACGCCGATGCGATGGCCGCGGCGATCATGCAGGACTTCGGCGTGCTGTTCTCACCAGATCCGCGCTCTGGGCTCATACGGTTCAAGCTCGTGCGAGCGCCGACTAGCACCCCGCCCAACTTGACTAATGATCTCATCATGGAGCCGATTCCGGAGAACGGACGTCTCCGCGAGGATCTGCCGACGGACAGGATGATCTACACGTTCAGCGATCGCGACCGGAACTTCAAGGACAACACCATCATCGTCGACGACGACTCACAAGCAGACCTCGCCGGTGCTCCGAAGTCGCGGACCATTCAGCTGACCACGGTGGTCGACTACGTCACCGCGAGCAAGGTGAGTGAGCGACGCTCGCAGGAGGCGCTCACCGGTCAGACGAAGTACCGCATCTTCGGAAAGCGCGGAGCTCGCTTCGCGATGCCAGGACAGTCATTCACGTGCGACCTCTTCGACAAGCCGCTCCGCGTGGCTGGCATCCTTCGCGATCCATTGACCAGCAAGGTCACGATAGACGCGATGAAGGACTACTACGGGGCGGAGCTCTCGACGTACCAGAGCGACAACGCTGGGACGGAGGACCCGGTGACGGAGCCAGTGGAGGATCTCGGGTACAAGCTAGTTGAGCTCCCAGCCTATCTCGTCACTGGTAAGCAGATGATCGTCGTCGTTCCGCGCATTCGCGCGACGGCGCAGACGGTGCGAGCCAGCATCTACTTCAGCGCCGATGACTCGACGTATGTGCAAGTCGGACAGGAGCTCGACCTGCAGACTGGCGGGGCGCTTACGAGCGGGATGCTCGAGACGGACGCGTGGGAGATCGACCAGGGACCGACGTTCACGGCGCTCGGGCCGGACATCGGCATCGTCGATGACTTCACCGGAGACGACACGAACTGGCGTCTTGGTCGGCAGGTGGCAGTCATCGATGATGAGATCTTCTTCCTCAAGAAGGTCACCGCGCTGGGCGGTTCCTCGTATCGCCTGGACGGTCTCATCAGAGCTCGCTACGACACGAGTCGCGCAGCGCACGCGATCGGCACCGCCGTCTACATCTTCGCGATCGACTCGGTGCTCCAGATCACCGACGCGCTCCTGCAGCCTGGGACGACGATCTACGTCAAGACGCAGCCGGCGACTAGTGAGTCGATGGTGCTCGATTCCATCCGCTCGACGCAGGTGGACCTGCACGGTAAGGGCGTGGTGCCCATGCCGATCAGGGGACTGCGCACCGCCGATCACTCGAGTAGCTACCAGACGAGCGCGAGCGTGGTGCATGACTGGTCGTACCAGAGCGCCGATACGCCGGGCACCGGCGCCGGGCTGCAGCCGGCCGGTGGCGGGCACGGAGCAGCGACCCTGGATGGCAGCTTCACGGTGCGCGTCTATAGCATCTCGAGCGTCCTGAAGCGCACGGTCACCGGGCTCACGTCCACGTCGTGGACGTACACCTCCGGCGATCGCACGACGGACGGGCTCGAGGGAATCGACTACAAGATCGCCATCGTCAACGTGAGCAGCGGGTACGAGTCTGATCCTGTAGAGATCACCGTCGCTCACGTCGCGTGAGCCTGGAGGGACATCGTGGCTAAGGTAACGTACACTCCGATCGAGAGCGGGACGCAGGCGTGGGATGCGACCCTCAACGACGATCTCGATCTCATCTTCAACGGGGCGCTCCCGCTGTTCGAGGGCTCGACGCCGGCCGCTAGTCAGAACGATCGCGGCATCATGGCTGTGAACGACGGGACGGCCGGCTGGGGCATCCAGTTCAGCGACGGCGCCAACTGGAAGTACGTCGCGAAGCGAGCGGTCACCGTCGCCGCCT